TGCAGCGCCATGATTGCAGGCAATGGCCATAACTGCGTTGTAGCAATCGCAAACATTATCGACAAATTTGCGATTGCCAACAACGTGCCGTACCAGGACATTTTACGAGAACTGCGCGCCATGCTGCGTACGGCGGCACGGAACCGCCGGAGAATGAAACCAGGCGAGGAACCATTCAAGTACACCCGCGTGGAGATCGACAACGACGACACCGACGACGCAACCGAATAACAACAGGTGCAACCGGGCAACAGGTGCGCCCGTTAGCATAGTGGACCGGGCGGCATTGTTTCTCCTTGTATGTTAGATGCGATATACAACCAACCGACCAACAGCCGCGAACCATAGACGCCGCCCGCTCCTTGCGGCTGTAACTGCAAAAAATACCACCCATTTTTTACACTTGCACCCACAAAACGCATTTTAACGCCAACATACACCAAACTTTTTACGTTAGGAGGAACCCATGAAAAAGAACCCAGGACGCAAAGAACGCCGCCGCGCTATCCGCATGAACAGACGCGCAGCAGGACGCGAACGTGCAAAGGCCAACGAGCTGGCACAGAAACAGGCCGCACGCGGCCACAAGGAGGCTGTTGAATGAAACACCACATTGACATGCCATTGCAGGACGCGCGAGAAAGCCTAAAAGCGGCCCATAGCGGCGAGAAAACCCGCAAGACGATAATTTATATCGCCGGGCCAATGACTGGCCTAAAATCGGCAAATAGGCCTGTTTTCGCGGAAGCGGCCGAAACCCTGCGCAGTATGGGTTATGTTGTCCTTAACCCGGCTGTACTACCAACCGGGATGCCGCCGGAACGCTATATGCCTATTTGCCTGGCCATGTTGGAACAGGCGGACATTATCTGCATGCTGCCCGGCTGGGAAACATCCGGCGGCGCACAGATCGAGTACCGCTACGCCAAGTACCAGGACAAGGCCGTGTGCGGCTACAACTGGCTAATTGGAAAGGAGGACGCGCTGGAATGACACGCAATGAAACAACCGAATGGGCCGAACGCGAAATGACAAAAGCCATAGACGGCAAACGCAACAGCGCATTACATGCCGCCAAGAGCATAGCAAACAAAGCATACCGGGAAGGCACGGACGCCGCCTGGGGCCTGTTACGGTCTATTGTCCAAATGACCCCTGTAGAACTGCAGGCAGTATTCCCGGAATGCAAAGACGCGTCCCTGTATAACGTCCTATTCCTGTACGGCTACAAAAACGCCCAGGAAGCCGTGGATGCCTACCGGGCCGAACATAACGAACACGCCGAGGACAGCTGCTACGGCCTGCGCATTGGCGACGAATTTACGCAGTTTTCCTGCATTGGCGTTGTAACTGGCTTAACACCTGGCCGCGTGCACATCCTATGGTCCGATGGATCCGTGGGAGATCGCGCCCGGAGCATGATGAACACAGCCCACCATACTGGCAGGCACTACTGCGACCTGTCCGACATTTTAACCGCCATGCAGAAAGGCCCGGACCATGATTAACTTCGACGCCCTAAAAAATCCTGGCTTTTATAACCTGGACTGCATGGAGGCGCTGCGGGCTTTTCCGGACAACTACTTCGAACTGGCCATAGTGGACCCGCCCTACGGTGACGGCCAGGGCGGCGACGGATCCGGGCGCTTCGGTGGCATGTTTGCGGCCTCGATCGACGGCGGCCCGACGCGTCCGCACTACAACCGCTTCGGCGGCAGCTTCGATCGCTACAAGCGCCAAAACCACATAATAGCCTGGGACGTGGCGCCGTCCGCGGAATACTTCGAGCAGCTTTTCCGCGTTTCCCAAAATCAGGTTATATGGGGGGGCAATTACTTTTATTTGCCGCCAACGCGGTGCTTCGTGGTGTATCGCAAAACCAGCATACCGCTAAAGGGCTTCAGCATGGCACCGGTGGAATACGCCTGGACGTCGTTCAACCGCAACGCCGTTTGCATAGAGGCATTTTCGCAGGGAACCAGCGCCGAGCCGCGTTTCCACCCGACGCAAAAGCCTATCGCGCTGTATGAGGAACTGCTGGAACGCTTTGCGAACCCCGGCGACAAAATATTGGATACCCACGTGGGCAGCGGCTCCAGCTTAATAGCCTGTTACAACATGGGCTTTACAGTTTGGGGCTTTGAAATAGACGCAACATACTACCAAAAGGCCAGCGAACGGCTGGCGGATCACACCGCACAAATACGCATGGACCTGTAACGGGTCCGGGAAGGAGCAAACAATGCCTGACACTATTTACGAAAACGTGACGCCGAACAAGGCAGACACGGACCGCTACGAACTTATAACCGAGTGCAACTGCTGCGAATACTACCGGCGCGGCGAGTGCGGCCTGTCCGGGCTGTCTATGACCCCGGACGACTACTGCAGCAAGGCGGTACGCGCGGAGGCATAAATGGGCGTAAAATTCGGCTGGTGGTCCTACGCCAAAAGCATGATACGGAACTACCAGGCGCGGGTTGCGCAGTATGAGGACATACTCCAAATGCACACCACGCCTGTTTTGTCCGGCATGCCGCACGGATCTACGCCAGGCGACCCCGTGGGCGAGCTGATCGCAAAAGCTGACGGCAAAGCGGCGTACCAGGAATATTGGGCCGTAAAGCGGGCAATAGCACAGTGCAGCAGTATTTCTCCCGACTTCTGCGCGTTTGTGCGCCTGTATTACTGGACTACGCCGCGCCTGCAGCTTGAACAGATCGGGGACAGGCTGAACTACTCGCCGGAAACCATACGCAAATGGAACAGGCGTTTAATATACCAGGTTGCAAGGGAGCGAGGGCTGTACGATGGATAGCGGATACAGGGCGCTGGCGGCTGCCGTGTGCCTGCAGGCGGTGGACGATTGGGAAAAGCTGTGCAAGTGCTATGCGGCCGGGCTGTGCGAGTGCACCGCAGACGGCCACACAGTTTGGGACAGATCGCAACGCGCCGCCATAAACGCGTACAACCGCATGGGGCAGACGTCTTTTTATGAGCTGACGTTATTTTTTACGCATTTGGGCGACTTGTACGCCAACTGCGACACAACGCCGCTGCTGCGCATGCTGCAGCAAAAGCGCAGACAGGCAGAACGCCGCCGCAATGCCCGTAAAAGCCGCCAAACAACCCCATAGACGCACCAAAATACCGTTGGTGCACTTTTTTATGCGCTATAATGATATTGCAGGAGGCTGGGCGAATTGCCCGGCCTTTTGTGTGCCTCCTACGGAATGGGCCATAGTGGGGACGATACGGCAATTAAATATGCTGGGGCGGGCGCAGCCGTATTTACGTAGGACGAACGCCCAACACGGAGGTGTAAACGGTGGCGGGGATGATAGATAAATGGCTGACCGAGGACGCCCTGCTGCTGATAACCGGATGGGCGCGGGACGGGCTGACGTTGGCGGACATAGCCCACAATATGGGCGTATGTAGGCAAACGCTGGTTAACTGGAAAGCACAAAACGACAAAATCCGCAAAGCGCTGGACGATGGCAAGGAAGTGGCCGACCGGCGCGTGGAAAATGCGCTATACAAACGGGCGCTGGGCTATATGGTCACAGAAACGACCATAACGCAAAGCGAAAAAGACGGCTACAAGGAAGTCACGACTTCCAAACATATACCGGCAGACGTAACCGCGCAGATTTATTGGCTAAAGAACCGCAAGCCCAAACAATGGCGCGACCGGCAGGAAACTGCCATAACCGCGGATATTGAGGACCTTACGCCGCTGGTGGAGCTGTTGAAATGATGCGGCAAACAATCCCCTGGGGGACATTCAGCGAAAAGCATAAAGCGTACATAAAAACCGGCATTAAAAGCCGGATGTGCGTTGCTGAGGGCGCTATCCGGTCCGGCAAAACGATAGACCATTGCATAATGGCCGCGGCCTACCTGGAAACAACCCCGGACGTGTACCACCTTGCAAGCGGCTCCACGATCGGTAACGCCAAATTGAATATTGGTGTTTGTAACGGCTTCGGGCTTGAAAACCTTTTCCGGGGCCGGTGCAGGTGGGGCCAGTACCGCGACAACGAAGCGCTGTTTATCCGCACCAAAACCGGCGAAAAGGTTGTTATATTCGCAGGCGGCGCAAAAGCGGACAGCTACAAACGTATCCTGGGCAACTCATACGGGCTATGGATCGCAACCGAAATAAACGAGCACTACGACTGCGCAGACAGCCGCAGCAGTTTTATTAAGGTGGCCAGCGGGCGACAGATCGCAGCGCAGCGGCCTTTTACGTTGTGGGACCTTAACCCGTGCAACCCGAATGCGTCCATATATGCGGACTATATCGACAAGTACCGGGAAACCGGGCTGCCGGGCGGGTACCTGTACCAGCACTTCACCGTGCACGACAATGCAACCGTAACACCGGAACGCCTGCAGGAGATCGAAGCGACCTACGAAAAGGGCACGGTATGGTACCGGCGCGACATTTTAGGCGAACGGGCCGTGGCGCAGGGCCTTATTTACCAGGCGTTTGCGGACGACCCGGCCAAATTCCTGGTGGATCCTGCCGAGCTGGACTACCGCAGCGAACGGCACGTGGAAATACAACGCGCCGTAATTGGCGTGGACTTCGGCGGCGGCACGTCTGCGCACGCGTTCTGCTGCACCGGCTTTACCCGGCACGGGGACGTTATCGTGTTGGCGGACTACCGATGCCCGGACGCATTGGACCCGGAACGGCTGGCGCGGGACTTCGTGGACTTCGTAACAGCCTGCAAACAGCAATGGTTTGTTGTGGATGTCTACTGCGACAGCGCAGAGCAGACCCTAATTAACGGCCTGCGCACAGCTGCCGCACGGGAACGCCTGGGCGTTAATATCCTGAACGCCTTAAAACGGCCCATAAATGACCGAATACGCACGGCCTGTATACTTATGGCCTCCGGGCGTTTTCGCGTTTCTACGGCCGCAAAAAACACCATAGACGCGCTGGCAACAGCGGTATGGGACCCCAAACAGATAACCGAGGACGTGCGGCTGGACAATGGCACGTCGAATATTGATAACCTGGACGCGCTGGAGTACACCTACGAACGCGACATGCGCACGTTGGTGGAATTGGGATAGATAAAAATGGGCTTATTAGACCTTTTGAAAAAAGGAGCACGAATAATGACGGGCAACAAAGAATACCGGGACGTATTCGAACTGCAAGGCGTACCGGCGTACCGTGAATTTTATAATTTTACGATACTCCCGGCCAAAAGCATTTACCGCGGGCTGTACACGCCCTGGCACGTGATACCGGCGCCCACGATCGGTAACAAGGACGCCAAACGCACCCTGTACCGCATGAACATGGGCAAGGCTGTGTGCGCAGAATTGGCGGGCCTTATTTGGTCCGAGGGCGTAAAGATTGACATATCCGACGAAACCCTGCAGGCATTCGTATTGGACGTGCTGGAACATAACAACTTCCACACCAAAATGCAGGAACATATCGAACAGGCGGCCGCCCTGGGCGGCGGTGCCTTAAAGGAGTACGTCAAATTCAAGCGCGAAGGCGGGCAGAACGTGCCCGGAACGGGCAAGATTGTAATTGACTACGCAATGGCGGACCAGTTTGTACCGACCGCATGGGACAATGCAGGCGTTACGGAGGCATTTTTCGTAGATCGCAAGGCAAAAGACGGCTATTATTACACCCGCATAGAGTGGCATAGCTGGAACGGCGACACCTACGTGGTAAAAAACGACCTGTACAAAGCCGCCATGAAGAACGCCAGCGGGGAAAACCAGGATATTTTGGGGTACCAGTACCCGCTCGCCAGCATTTACCCCGGCCTGCAGCCGTACACCGAAATAGACGGGCTGGAAAAGTCGTTATTTGCGTACTACCGCACGCCCGTTGCCAATAACGTGGACGACAACAGCCCGCTGGGCGTATCCATTTACGGCAACGCCCTGGACACCCTGCACGCGCTGGACGTGTGCTTCGACAGTTTTGTGCGCGAATTTAGGCTGGGTAAAAAGCGTATTATCGTACCGGCAACCGCGGTGCGTGTTGTTGTAGATCCGGCAAGCGGTGCAACGCGGCGCTATTTTGACCCGAACGACGAAACCTACGAAGCGCTGAACACGGACGACCCCGACAAATTGAAGGTGCAGGACAATAGCATAGAACTGCGCGTGGAGGAACACGTGGCGGCTATCAATGCGTTTCTGTCTATTCTGTGCCTGCAGGTTGGTTTTAGCGCAGGTACGTTTACGTTTGATCTGCACGACGGCTTGAAAACCGCCACCGAGGTTATTAGCGAAAACAGCAAAACGTATAAGACCATCCGCAACTTCCAGCAGCAGATCGTACCGGCAATAAAGCGCATTTGCGAAAACATAATTGCGCTGGGCGCCCTGTACGAAATGGAATACGACGGCAAAAGCATTGCGGCCCTGGCCAATGACTACGAAATAACCGTATCAATGGAGGACGCCGTGCTGGAGGACACCAACACCAAGTACGACAAGGCCATAAAACTGGTGGGCGCTGGCCTTATTAGCAAAAAGACCGCCCTCATGGATCCGGCGTACGGCTTGTGCATGACGGAAGAAACGGCAGAGGCCGAATTGGCACAGATCGCAAAAGAAAGCCCGGTAAACGCTTTTGTGGTGGACCGTTTCAGCACTACGGGCGAATAGCGCATGGCACTTACAAAGCAGCAGATATTAGAATTATCGGAACCGGTGGAGCAGATGTACATGGACTGCACCGCGCAACTGATAATCAATATCGCGCAGCACTTTAAGACCGGGCGCGGACTTGCTACCCAGGCATGGGAAGCGTTGAAGCTGTCCGAAATGGGACAGCTGACCAACGAAAGCATAGAAATTATCGCGGCCAACACCGGGCAAAAGGCCGATGCGGTCCGCGCTGCGCTGCAGGAAGGCATAAAAACCAGCCTGACAGACGAAGAAACCATGCTGCAGAATGCTGCAGACAAGGGCTACGTAAAGACGACCGCCGGAACGCTGGAAACGTCGCAGCACGTCCGGGACCTGGTAGACGCCTACGTGGCGCAGGCCGAGGACGACATGAACCTGGTTAACACGGTTATGCTGCAGAGCACGCAGAACCGCTACCAAATGGCAATACAGCAGGTGGTAAACGCGGAAGAAGCGGCGCAAATTGAGGCGCTGACCGGGGCAAAGAACGCGGCAGAACTGGCAAAGCAGATGGAAAAGGTGCAGCGCACCATAAATGCGGCGACCGGCAGCACCCTGCTGGGCAATGAAAGCCGCCAAAAGGCCCTGCGCGGTGCTATTGCCACCCTGACCATCGAAGGTATAACCGGCTTTATAGACGCAGGCGGCCACCATTGGACGCCGGAAGCGTACATAAACATGGATATACGCACCACCGTGGGCAACGTGGCGCGGCAGGCACAGAAAACCCGCGCTGCCGAGTACGGCGTAGACACCTTCCAGGTATCCAGGCATGCGGCGGCCCGTCCGCTGTGTGCACCGTACCAGGGCTGGATTTGTTCATGGTCCGGCGGCGGATACACCGTCGAGGATCTGTACGGCAACCAATACACCGTGCACAACATTAACGAAACCAGCTACGGCCAGCCCGCTGGCCTATTCGGCATTAACTGCGGGCATAACCCGTTAACGTTTGTGCCGGGCTATTCGGTACCGCGTGCACAGGAACTGACGCCCGAAGAAGAACAGGAAAACGCGCTGCAGTACGCGCAAAGCCAACAGCAGCGGTATTTAGAACGGGAAGTACGGCACGCCAAAACCGAGGCGCTGGCGTACGATGCCGCAGGCGACAAAGAAGGCTTCGTGCTGGCGTCCCAAAAGGTGAAACAGACGCAGGCAGACTATGCCGCATTCTGCAAACAGACCGGCAGAACGCCGCGTACAGATCGTTTGCAGGTGTATGGCTACAACAGGAGTGTATCCGGCAAGGCGACCGCGGCGACAAAGG